CAAGCGCATTCTTATCACACACCAGCATATCATTTACTTTCACTCTCTTGTCAAGCACTATATTTTGTAGAAATCTATCTAAAGCAATTCCTTTTCGCAATAAAGCCTGTGAAGTTAATATATCCTCATCTTTAGCTGTCATGAATCGAATTTCTAAGCTATCTTGGCCGGCCAAAGGATGGCCCTCTGGATAAAATTTACCCTGAGATGGCAAATCAACAAACTCTGTTGGAGCTGGCATCTGAAAAGATGCCGGTTGATTCTCTTGCTTAAGAAGATCGGGCATGGGAAGATCGGACGGGGTGTTCAGTGCGCCCGTGCGTTCTTCATTATTTCTCGCACCCATTTTTACCTCTTTTGTCTTTTTCTAATATACAATATTTTAATAAAACTTTAAAGTCTTTTAAAATAATTATTGAAAATCTTACCTGGGAGTTTTGTCTCCCGCGGTGTTGACCGCCCAGTCATAACGGAAAGTAACATCTAGAGAAACCATTCCGTCTCCGGAATAATCTAGATCTCCCCACTTTATGTCGGTAGGCCAAGCATTCTGAAGCCACCAACTTTCTGAAGTCTCAGTGTTGGGGCTGCGTTCGGAAGACGGGCCACCCTTGGAGGTCAAAGTTTTAATCTGAATCATGTTAAATGCACTAGTAGCGTCTGCTTTTGTGATGGTTCTCTCTGTGACCAGTTGAGCATTAGTCGGTATGACATATCCCATGTTAAGAAGTGACTCATAAAGACCGCGAGTCATATCGTTTTGGCCGCCTGGGTCAACAAACGATATCGTAACCGGCTCCCACTCCGCAACACCTGGATAATAAAAAGTATGATTTAAATATTTATGTGGAGTCTCCCCAATCTTTACGCCCGGTCGGGAGGCTTTGGTAGCATAAAATTGTCCATTGCCGGGGAGGCCTGGAATCATGACGATAAATTTATATTGTCTCTTTGGCTCTACGTGGGCTTGCGCCCAGAAGAAGCTATTTCCTGGTTTTCCTGCCATTTTCTACTACCCTCCAAAGGTGTTTCTATAATTAACTAGTTCTCTCCACTGTTTTTTTATTTTAATCTTCAAACGAAGCGCCGGATCTTGTGATTACGAAATCAAGTGCAATGAACTCGATGGCTCGGGCAGGCTTGAGGAAGATCTTTGCATACATGATGTTTCTATCAATCAAGTCTTCGGTCGTAGTTGTCTTGTCCAGCACAACCCTGAAATCGGTTAACCCTAGTCCAATCTTAATCTCTTGCAAGAACGGCACGGCTCGACCGGTAAAGTTAGCCCAAGTTGCAGGAACGTTCTGTTCAAATAAGGTAGTTGCTGCAATTCGTGATATCTCTTTCTTGATGAAGATCATCAATCTTCTCACATTGATTCTATCTAGCGCAGAACGAGTCACCTGAAGCGTCTTTTGGCCGAAGATTACAATACCTTCTGCCGGGAAAGTGGCAATTGGGTTAATGTTTGCCTCATAAAGATCGTCTCGCATTTCTGATGTCAGGCGTTCACGGACAGCGATGACTGGAACGCCGGCAGAGCCTTCTGTTAAGCCGCCGCGAGTAAATCCTGCGGGAGCGAACCATAAAGCTGATTTTGCCTGTGAGCTGGCCATCGTACCAATGCCGGCAATTGATGGCGGTACCCACAACATTGCGCCGTTGATCGTATCTCGAATTCGAATCCAGGGATAGTACGCACAAGCGTAACTTGAATTCATCGAGCGATCTTTTAGGTTATCAATGGTGGCGGTGCTGCCACCAAAGGTCTCGGTACCAGATTCCCAAGTAGGCTGATACCCACCCTTAAGGTCGACAACGGCTATAGCGTCGCCACGGTCCTCACAAGTATTTATCAGATGACTGGTGAGGCCTTCGTGCCAAATCCCAGGCATTGAAGCCATGTTCATCTCCACAACTTCAGGATCAGAGATACTATCGATTGCTTTCTTGACGCTGTGGAAGGGGCTACTAGTCTTCTGACTAGTGTCTTCCATACTCGTGTTATTGAAAGGATCTCTTTCGGTGATATTTACACCATCGAAGCCGCCGGCCAGAGGCATAGTAAAGCGATCATAGCCGGCATCAAGAATATCCTTGTAGGATCCAGACCAGGCAGTAACCGAATTTCCAGTACTGCGACTTCCGCTTGAATAATGTACCAAGCCGTCTTCGTCTGCGCGCAAATCATCTAGCGTAAAGATAAATGAAGTTTCTTTTGAGGCGTCGGCCATATCGGTCGACAATCGTCGGGCAACGTCTCGGTTACTTCGATCAAAATTAACGCCGTCGGCCGTCTCTCTAGAATCATATCCCCAATAAGCATCTTTCTCGCTGCCCAAGTTGCTATCAACAGACCCACTTCGTAAAGTGAATCTTGGGAATTCAAGTTTAATATCTACGCCTTCTGCGGGGCCGTCGTAGTTGACACCGCCGGTCCCAGCGTCATTGTTCAAGCTCATAACAGCGAAAGCTGTTGGCGAGGAAGATGCCATCTGCGCGGTATTAGCGTTGTTGGCTGCAATTTGAAGCGCTTTGACAACTGTTGCAGCACCCATAACATAGGCGTCGGAGTAAGCAGTCGCTTGATTGTGCTTGTCCATGGCTGTAACTTTAGTAGATACAAGCTTAAAGTCTTTTGGTTTTTCTGGGCCGTAGTAGCCGAATGGAAGAAGCAGGGGATCTGCCGTACCAGCATCGACATCGGAAGCTAATTGAACACGAATGTATTTCGACTGATTCCTATAGTTGCCGTACTCAATATATCTCTTAGTGCCCTCATCCCAGTCAGTATAGGCGTCGCCTATTTTTTTGCCGACATAATTTACAGAATTCGGATTCAAGTTGCAGCTGGTAAATCTTTCCAATACTTTGACGGCCCCGTCGTTGTCGTCAAGTCTTCTCACGATGACAGTGAAGGAGCCATATGGATCTGCTGCGCTTCTAGCTAGTTTGACATCTTGAACCGAAATCTTAAGATTGTTCTGTGCCCACTCTCCACTGTCTAACGTCACTAATCTAAACAACTTTGAAGTATGGCTTGGGTGCGTAGTGGGGTCGAAGCCGCCTTCGGGGACATTGACGCCGGCAGCATCAGAGTGTGACCGTAAATCCTGTGAAATAACCCAACCGGTTGTGGCTCGCTGTGCGCCTTCTCTGTGGTGTTGCCAGCCTGAAGTACCGTTGCCTAGGCCAAAAACCACACCAACAGATTCGCCGGCAGCAGTGCCGGTCGATAAGTCATTCACAGCTTTATCGTAAGTCTCGCCTAGCCAATAAGTTTCTCTATTTTCTCTATTCCTAGCCTGATTGCTGGTCAAAATTGGATTAGTGTTTAAAACTTTACGAATGTATTTGTTGCTATTCTTGTTGAAGTTAAAATCAGTCTTCTTAATAATAGCACCGTCAGCGTCTCTAATCACTCCGGTAAAAGTATTTTTAGCTGCCTTATTGTAAATAAGGGTACAATTGGCTTCGGCCTTGGCCTCGGCGGCTCCCGGAATGGTACCGCTAAGAGCAAAAGATCCTTCTGTCAAATAAATGACAGCAGCTAATGAGCCGGTGACATCGCCGGCACCACCATTTGTAGCACCCGAGCCAGAAGGAGCAATGAACAAGCCGTATGCACCACCTTTGGTGGCCGGGGCCGTACCAATTTCTGCGCTGGTACCAACGGCGCCTTGGAGCCAAGTTTCCCAGCCACCATAGCCAGAATAAGCCTGTTTTTGAGGGTGTTCTTCACCTAGGAGACGTACGTATGTTAAAGGAGCAGCATTTCGTAACCAAGCTTGAGCGGCATACATGCCATACATCGGGGTAGTATTGTTTCCTTCCCTCCAAACGTCGCCACCCTGTCCTCCGGGGACAGGTGTGCCGAAGACATCTACGAATTCGGAAAATGACTCAACCCTAACAGGTCGCATGCTCGGACCTTTGGGGGCGCGGCCAATAATTACGGGACCTATGGGGTCGCCAATATCAGGTAATTGGGAATTATCGATCTCATCGATAAAAATGCCGGGGGATACAAACTTAAATTTTTTAACAGACATTAATCAGCTCTCCTTTTGGAAAAATAAAACAGTATAGAAATCCAATATTATTTCTTAAATAAATAGTGTTATGTTTAACCAAAAACCAAAATTATTAATCTCTGTAAAAAGCATCTTTCTCTAGATTTTCGTTGATGTCTCCCAAAATAACCCTTTCCCTGGGTATCTTTACTTCAACTGCATTTTCTCTAACAACGACGCGTGGCTTTGTTTGGTTTTTATCTTCACCCACTAAATAACCCATGACTTTGATGTTTATTTTGGTCTGAAACTTTCTTTCTTCTTCGGCTAAGTTATTAATATTATTATCTAATGCGAAATCACCCTCAATAAAAGTCTCATAATGATGGCCGTCCTCATATATAAAAACAGAGTTAATTCCACGAGGTTGAGGGAGTGTTGCAAAGGGGCCAATCAGGTCATTCATGTGCTGTTGGTATTCTGTTCTTAGCGTCACCGCATAGCTAACTTCAACAAAAACCGGAGCAGGGGCCGATATTGTTTGATAAACAACTTTATTATTTTTTCTTGGAAAATTAAGCTGCCCCCTCTTATACTTGGCACCAGCTCTTGCAAAATTTCTAGTTTTTTCTTGATTGATTCTCCTAGACACAACAATGGAGCCGCCTTGCTCATCGTTAACTTCCATGGTATTTCCAAAAAACCTCTTCGTAAGGTCTTTATTGAAGCTAGTTCTCTCCAGTGTTATGACTGGCAGATTAAAAGAACCATCTCTATCATTTCTTAGACTCTTTTCTTGCTTGACATTAAAAGATCTTTCTGTGCCAGTCCACAAAACTGGCACTTTCTTCCAGCCTTTGTTTTTTTGAACTCGCAAATCTAAAGTTTCATCAATCCAATTATATAAAGCTTTGTCGATAGTTTCAATAGTGGAAGGTGTGATGATTTTTTCATGAATTATTGTTGGATCATCTACTTCGGCATAATCATGATTTTCATCTTTGCTACGTGGCATCGAACAAACCCTCCCTAGCTCTAATGGCCCGGGCAGATATCTCAATTCTATGATCAACCTGGCCAAACAACTGCTTTGGCTCTTTTAAAGTAACCAATTCATAGTAATAATCTCCATACAAAACAAAATCTCCCTCTCTAACGAACAGGTCTTGATCTTCTGTTAATCGTCTTTTGTGAAAATGTACTGTTATAGAGGCTTTTTTGTCTACTCCATAGTGATCTGTGAAAGTTTCTGGGCCTTCCCATTCAACTAAGGCATAAACCCTTACAGGGGGCAAAAAAGTCTTATTGATCGCTTCGCCATATAAAGGATGAAAATCAGTAATCTCCAAATCGATTGGATAATATAAAACTTGCTGGCCTATCACCCTCTCTATAAGCTCATCATTGACTTGTTTTACCAAATCCCTCTCTTTTTTCCCCAAAAACATTGGAGGAGGAGGAGCTGATGGCTGCGACCATTTATCTTTTTCTGCCATCTTTTACCCCCTATCCGACAAAGACGCCCAATGGTGCATTCATAAGTATTTCATTGGCTGCTTTGGCAGTTTCTGATTGTTTTACTGTAAGCTTATTATAAGTCAACTCATCTAATATAGTTTTAAGCTCCTCTCTTAATTTTTCTTGTTCTTCTTTTGCTTGCGAAAGCAATTCGGAATGATTTAAAGTAACAGATTCTCCTGGGATTGGAATAGTCGAAAACTTTCCGCGAATCTGTCCCAACATTTCTTTAGTCAAGGCCAAGCCAAAACGTCGAATCCATTGTTTACCAATGCTATTGATGCTTTTATATGGAATATTAGCAAAAGGCAGTGTGTTTAAATTATTAATGCCAGAAACACCAACTCTTCTATCCTCATCTTCTTCCCAAGCATTTTTATGAATAGTAAACTGAACCCACATCTTTCCAACCTGTGAACTTCTTGGTTGCGGATAAATTCGAATTTTATTATTTTTCAATTCATAACTATAGTGTGAGTTTCTTGTCCAAATGGCATCTTCATAGGCCATGGCCTGTAATTTATTCTGATAAGGAGGAATAACTTCGAAAGTAGAGTCATCCGCGAACATGCCATAAGTTGATAAATTACCAACTGAATTCATTCCGCCATAATAACCAAAGAACCTCCACATTGCATGTGGCGTTTTAAAGAAAACTTTTTTAATATTTATTTTCTTATCATTGATAAGCAAACTGCCCGAAAAGCTGCTGCTGATGACAGATTGTAAATCATAATCCTGCACCTTATCTTCAATATCAAAAGAAGCAGAATACTCATTTTCGTATCCATCGAGGCCAATCTCTGTGCCGATCCCGTCTGCGACGCGGCCTGCATAAGCTAGCCTAAATTTAGGATATTTTAATTCTATGTTTGTGCCGGGAGAAACATCATCTGATGATCCAGACAAAAGACCGTCATGGTCAAAAGAGCCAGTTGTGTCACCCAGCATATTTGGTAAAGAATTTTTAGCTTGATGAATATTAATAATATAAGAATATTCCAAAACTGCTTCTTCATATGCTGAATATACATTTTGCTCTGTTAACTCGATATCTAAAACATCGCCGCCTAGCTTTTTAAAGGTATAGGATACTTGATCGATGGCGCCAGAAACAAAGTTTGCATCGTATAATGAGGAGTTTGTGTCAGCATATATGCCGAACGCATAGCTTGTAATAGTCTCCGCAGTAGATCGGGTACCCGTGACAGGTAAAACAATCGTACTAGTCTGACTAGTCGGTGTTAAGGTGGGTGTTGCCATTCATGAAGCCTCCGATGTAGTAATTAGTTTATAAAATTAGAAAACCCCGCCTCAGAATTCCAAGACGGGGTTTTTGCTCTAATTAGCAGATCTTATTAGACAAGATCTTTGACGACAACCAAGCCATACATATCAGGTCGGACCATCTGTTTGGCATAGCGAGTCATCACGCCCTTACGGGGCACGAAGTCCTCGGTACCGAAGATCGTCGGAGTGACCTGGAGAGGTACGTACGGAGCGTAAACATAGCCGCTTTCAAGGAAGCTTCCACCTTTACGGCCGACAAGAATAAGGTTGCGTAGGAAGTACGGATCAACATACACGTCCCATTTCTTGCTAATGCTGCCAGTCTTTAGCGCACCAACAGTGCCTCTGTCAGTATCAACACCAACGTTGGCGCGGAATCCAGAGGTAAACTCAAGGAGGTTGGCAACTTCAGGTGAGGTCACGATGAAGTTAGCTCCGCCACGAAGAGTCTTTCTGTGGATAGCCGCCGACACATCGTTAATGGTCTCGACAAGAGTCTCATACCACTCACTGACAGTACCGGTGAAGTCCGGGCCGGCGATGTTGGCGGCGACTGCATGGTCAGCACCTGTTTCGCGGTTGACGAAACGGCCGGGCATGCGGGACCAGTAAAGAGTACCACCGGTCGCACCAACGACAAGATCCTCAAGAATCTCACGATCAATCTCTAGAGCAATGTGCTCGGAAAGAATTGAAGTAAGCTCGACCTCGGCATCCAAGTTGTGGTAGGCGTTAAGATCCTGACCAAGCTCTGGAGTCCACTTAGCTTTGAGCTTTCTGGTGATCGCCGTGACAGCCACGGAATCGACACGAATGTCAATCTCGGGAATATCAGTGCTAACCTCGTTAGTAAACGGGCCGGCCGGCGTGGTCGCATGCGATTCAAGCAACCACTCTGAAGCACCCTTGACTGCACCAAGTGCATTCGCGGGGTCGAAGTTATCAGCCGTTGCATATTCCCAAACTAGTGCCGCGCCGTTTCCGCCCAAAGTACCAGAAAGAGTCGTCATGGTGACACCAGTGTTGGGGGTAATAACAAAACGAATAACGGTTTTGCCCATGCCCGGTGCAAAAGAGGTCAAGCGACGCTGGAGCGTTCCGCCCGTAGCCGCGACGTTAATAGCCGACAAATTATCTAGATTAAGCTCTTCTCCGCCGTCCTGGAATAGACTAGCCGAAAGGTCATAGATCATAGCTGCTGAACCGGAAAGATCCGGATCAAAGCGAACCAGTTTGCCAAAGTCATGAGCGCTGATGACGGTACCACCGACGCCAGAAATAATGCCGGCGGCGAGAACACCCTTGAGATCAGAAGCACCATCTGTAGCACCATTAACAGTGCCAGTTGCGTGGAGATAGATACCATCTCCAATCGTCACGTTCGCCAACGGAGCAGAATATCCATTGCGCAAGTTGTAGAATCCGCCGCCGTCATTCGTGGAAAGATCAACACCACCAGTTACCTGGCTAGCGACCACGTTACCGCCATAGAGCGATGTCTGGGCGCTGTCACCTAGGCGCTCGTCAGTTTGGGTAAAGTCGAGGAAGAAGATGAGGCCTGACGGCAAACTCATCGGTTGCACGGAAACAAGGTCGTTGGCGACCAAGGATCCGAAAACTCGGCGGACGATCGGGAACGCTACAGAAGCGAAACCCTCAACACCACCACCAGCCATTGTGCTGGCCTCTTTTAATAGTTGTGAAGCCTGATTCTCAAGGAGTCGGGCCATTGCATTCTTGGTATGATCAGCTCCGAGGCCTTCCAAGAGTCCAGTGCGTTCCCATTTATCCATTAGGGCAGCACCTTCTCTTTTTAGGTCGCGGCTAACAATACCTTCAGTTAATTTATCTAAGACAGACATGTTTAAACCTCCTATATATGTTTTTATGTTAAGCCTGCTAAGATTTTCCATCTCGAAAGAGATGAATCATCTTTCTTTGTTGCTTTTTGGTTTCTACCATGCAACAATAATCCAGCTGAAGAACTTTTCACGACTTCACTCAGTGATTGTGGCTGTTTTTTAGTTTTTGTGCTGCCCACTGCGTTTTGAAGAGTTTCGTAAATAACTTTTGCTTCTTCAACTGTTTCGGTTATTGATATAGCTTCGACAATTTTATTTTTTTGCCGCTCATTCAACGAGTCGCTAATCAAAACCTTATTCGTATATAATAATTTCGCACTAGACAAAGAAGATTCAGTTAATTTATCTCTTAAGAGGTAAATCACTTCCTTCATTTCTTCTTTTTCTTTTGCATGAGTTTTATTTTCAAGTTTTAGACCTTCTAGTGCTTTCTTCATGGCCTCAAGTTCTTCTTTTACTTTGGTATCTTGGGCCCGGGCTAAAACTTGTTCTTGCGCATGATCTAAGTGCGCGGTGGGGACACCATTATTGCCCCAACCAGAAGAAGTGGGCTCTATATCGACAACCAACTCCTCCAGAATTGACGAAAGAATATCCTCGTCTAATTCAATTTCTTCCTCTAAACTTTCAACCTCTTCCTGCAAAGCACGGGGCTCGTCTTCTGGGACTTCATCGCCTAGAATATCGGCCGCGAGATCTTCTTGGCTTTCTCCCGGGGGAGCGAGACCTTCTTCGTCCTGCATTTTCTTTGTCAGCTCGTCAAAGTCAATTTCGATTTCCTCTTCTTCCTCCGGACAGGGACAAAGCTTTTCGCCATCGACAGTAACAACAGGCATATCTTTAAGAGCAGAATCTTCTTCTGGGGGATCCATCTCCAAGCCTGGTTCTTCCAAGCCCATCCCTTCTTCTTCGGCGCCTAGAGCCATTGGATCTTCCGGCTGCTCTAATAGGGCTTCAACTGCTTCTTTGATTTGATTTGAATACTTTTCTACTATCATGTCTTCGGCATTTTTGAGAGCTGCTTCGCGAAGAGCCTCTGCGTCGACTATAGCTTGTTCTAACATTGATGACATTTATAATCTCCCGGGTTGAAAACGTAAATTATCAGAATAAATAGTATTGTAATAGAACAAAAGAAAATATTTATATACCCGTGACCTAGCAGGATAACGGATTGGCTAAAAAACGCTTCATAGGTTTATATAATATAGCGTGAAAAAGCACATTATTTAATCTTTTATCTCTTCTAAAACCATTTTATATATTTTTCCTGTTTTATTATTTCTTATACTTAAATACTCTTCTTCCTCAATAACTGTCCAATCACCTCTATCATTTTTAAGATGTAAGTCGCCAGTATATAAATTTGCCCAACGTCTGGACGGCGATCCTAAATCATGCGAGTTATCACTGCCCGGTACTACATTGCCGGCTACTTCAAGTTTCTCTGTTGGGCTCGTAGTTCCGATGCCGACATAGCCAGACTGATCAACGACCAAGTGGTTTTCATTTGCATTGGCGCTGATTGCAAGGTGATTTAATAAGTTATTAGTAACATCACATCTAATGTTTGCCATCGTCGACCCGTCGCCACTCTGAAATATAATTTGGCCGTCGCCGTCGTCGGCGCTGCGAAGAAGAAGTTTGGGGTGTTCATCATTAAGCTCCAGCAGGGCACCTGGAGAAGTTGTACCAATCCCAACCCGGCCGGAAGGGTCAATAACAAAATGATCCTCGGCTGTGCCGGCACTAAATGCAAAATGATTTAATGTGTTAGACGTGGTGTCGCAACGCATATTGAAAAGTTGCGTGCTGGCCGCATTTTTAAATAAAATTTGGGAGTCGCCATGAGAATGGTTTGTTTTGAAAAGAAGCTTAGGGTGTTCGTCATTAATCTCCAATGATGCACCAGGAGAAACTGTTCCAATTCCAATCTTGCCAGTAAAACTATGTATATCGTCATCAGAATCACCAAAACTAGTGCTGCCGGTGGCGCTAATATTTGTAACTTGCTGGTTAACAACATTGACTTTTAATTCATTGGCTACCAGAGTGCCAGAGACTTCTACGTCGCCCTTGAAAAAACTAGAACCAGTGATTTGATGTCTGGCAGTTGAAGAATCTCCAAAACGCGTGCTACCGGAAATAAGGAGCGCATTTTTTATAACTATCTTATCTGGCATGCGTCAAGCTCCTATTGTTAAGTAGAAGCCATGCCAGTGACTACCCACTGCATCATGCTGGCATTCGCTCCGACACATACAATATCAACATAGTCGCCTACTACGCATTGACTGCCAGAAAAATACAAGAAATCCTTGCCGTCGCCGGAAGGTCCGGTCCCGTCAAAAGATATTGCACCTGGGGTTCCATTGCTGGAAGCATCATTGATATAGCCAAAAAGGTAATCATTTGTTTCATCGCCTCTAGCGATTTTTATTGAACCAACGTTGGCATTTACTATCATTGCACGGAAATGATAACCCATGAATTGAAATGCCTGGTTGGTATTAACAGCTGTGGGCAAAGTAATGGTGGCAACACTGGCGCCGCCGTTGGATGCCTGGGTTTGAGTTAACTTAAAGATGCCGCCACTATAGCCCATCGCAGAAGTTACGTGCATGCTGGACAGATTTAAATCAGATCCACTGATTGCGGTCATCGTCTTCTTGGACATCCAGCCGCCATAAGCTCCATTATCTGCAGATGCCGCGTTAAAAACACCGTCATAGGTCTGGAATCGTATAGCAGCATGCGTATCGCCGAGCGTTGCTCCGCGGGAGTGTCGGAAATCGACATAAGGGCTGGTACTGGCAGTTGAATCCAAATTAACGGACAACATGGCGGTACCGCCATGTTTAAAGTTAATGTTCGCCGCCCCAGCATCTAAATTAATATCGCCGTCGACATCAAAAGTGAGATCTGCATTAGCTCCCTCGCTATCAAAAGTGGTAAGGGTTGTTGATCCGCTGCCGGCAACTTTTAAAGAAGCCCAGGCGCTGTGATTAGCAGCAATGCCGCTAGCTGCACCAGGCTGTGGTCGTGTCCATATCTTAAAAGATCCTGAAGTTGTTTCAAAGTCAAAGGCAGAGCTGCCGTCGTTGTTGATTGCTACTCGGCCTGATTCTGTATCTAGCTCGATATCTCCATCGACGTTAAAATATAAATCAGCGTTATCTGCATCGTCGTCAACAGTTGAAATTGTCGTTGCGCCATGTTGCGCAACCTGAATTTTAAATAAATCACCCGTATCCTGATCATCATAAATCGTAAATGCTGTATTATCACAGTCAAGTAAGAAATGAGGATCTTTGTTGTCTTTGATGTATACTTGACCGCCGTCTGAATCAAGGTAAATATCACCTGAAGATGAAAGAACTAAATTGCCGGTGCTGGTTGAAGCGCTAACATATGTGGTACCAGTACTCCAGCCAACTTTATGGCCGAGTGGAAGGAGTATTCCACTGGTGCCAAATCTAAACGATTCGTCGCTATTTACGTCGGAAAATAACACGGCGTCGGCAGTTGCTACGCTAATAGAGCCTCTTAGGGTACCGCCTCCTTTCAAGTCGATTGTGTCGCCGGCAGCATCTAAAATAATATCTCCCGACGCATCAATTATTGCATCTGTAGCTGCCCATGTTGTATCGCCGTCACTAGCCACTGTAAAAGTCGAAGCGTTAGAGTCATCATATGACAATTTAAGCTGAGTACTTGTACTCAAGACTTCAAGTTGCGAGTCGGGATCCTGAACTCCAATGCCAATTTTTCCAGTACCATCAATAACCAGATCATTTTCGTCCGAACCGGCGGCAATTACAAGATGATTCAGCGCATTAGATGAAGCGTCGCAACGAATCCAGGCTAGCTGTGTGCCATCTGTACTTTTAAATGCAATTTGGCTATCGCCATTGCCACTGGTCTCGCTAGCTTGAAAAAGAAGCTTTGGGTGTTCATCTTTGAGTTCTAGCAGAACGGCAGGAGAAGTCGTTCCGATGCCGACTTTGCCGGTAGAGTCAACATGCAAAGCATTAACACCGGTACTATTGAGAGTAACAGTAGAGCCCGAAAGCACAACGGGTACCGAGCCTGAAATAACTTGATAACCAGCGGAATTACTACCGCTAATAACCATCCATCCACCATTAGATCCACTTACAACAACTGGCATAATTTAATCCTCTATTTCCTGAAGCATCATTTTATACTTCTTTCCGGTTTTGTTATTTACCACCTCTAAATAGT